CAGTGGGTTCTCCTCCCTCTAAACGTATTGTTTTTGCATTTACAATATGTTTCCCACTGGACTAGACCGCGCAACTTCTCCTCCTCTTCCAAGTTGCGCGGTCACATTATAAGGTTAGATGACGTGTCTGAGTTTAACATTAAATTAACGCTAGATCTTCACTGCAAGAATACTGATGAGAATGATCATGAGCTGGATATACTTTGTGACTTCATAACAGATCGATTGCATGTAGTAGGTGCAGACATTGTAATACAATCATTAGCCGAGGCTCTCATTGAATTACATGATCAGAATGCAGAAGATAAGGCTAGGAAGTTGCACTAATGTTGGTAGCATTGTTCTATAAAAAAGACATTGATGCGTCGTCGCAGGCGCGTGGGCGCGTAACAAATAGCAAATCTTATGTCAATACTTTCGGAAATATAGAAAGTTAACATAATATACATTATCGGACATTATGGGCTAAATCCGCAGTATATCTAATGAAATCAATAGGTTAGTCGATTTAGTAGCAATATATGGCAATTCTGAGCTATGCGTTGTTAATTTTATACGAAACTAGATAATATAAGACCCCCCCATGTGACAGATAGTGGGGGGTGCGTTTGCTAGATTTTCACGCACACGAAGACCCCCCATACCCCCTTGCAATATAACGCTTACCTATTGTAAAATTTAAAAAAAATTGGAGAATATTAATGGCTGGCAAGGCATTACGAAGGAAGATCCTAGCAGATGTTGAAAAGAAAGGCGGCGTAGATTACCTGTTTGAGCAAATCGCATCAGGTAATACTTTGACGAAAATGGCTGTAGAATATGGATGTTCTCGTCAATACCTTGGCTCATCATTGAATAAAGTGCCAGAATATGAGAAGGCCATGAATGAAGCCAGACGCCACGCCGCAGATGCCCTAGTCGAGCAGGGATTAACAATGGTGGATGATTTGGATGGCGGCTCAACCAGCAGTGAGATAGCCGCCACGCGAGAGAAGGTGCAGTGGCGTAAATTTATGGCAAGCTCGTATAACCAAGACAGGTATGGCACTAGGCCACAGACAAACGTAAATATCTCAGTTGGCGATATGCATCTCGACGCCCTAAGAAAAGTTAATTCTGACTTGGCGGCTATCCATAAAGAAGATCAGGAGCGCGAAGCCAAGACGATTGACGTAGATTATGAGGATGTAACCGATGAGTGATAATCCATTAACAGAGTTTGTCCTGCGCTACAGAGATGATCCAGTGCTATTCGTGAAGGAAGTGCTAGGCGCAGAGCCATACGATTACCAATCCGAGTTTCTCAATGCCATATCGTCTGGCGAGCGTAAAATGTCTGTCAGATCTGGGCATGGTACAGGCAAGTCAACATCCGCGTCTTGGGCAATGCTATGGTTTCTCCTGCTACGTTTCCCGAATAAAGTCGTCGTCACAGCGCCCACATCAAGCCAATTGTTTGACGCATTGTTTGCCGAGCTAAAACGCTGGATAAACGAGTTGCCACCCCACCTACAGCAATTGCTCACTGTTAAGTCAGATCGTGTGGAATTAACGTCAGCCGCTTCCGAGGCATTTATATCAGCCAGAACGTCACGCGCAGAAACGCCAGAGGCATTAGCTGGGGTACACTCAGAGAATGTTTTATTGGTAGTTGATGAGGCATCTGGTGTACCTGAGAAAGTTTTCGAAGCGGCGGCTGGGTCAATGTCAGGTCACAGCGCAACCACGTTACTATTGTCAAACCCGACGAGATCATCTGGCACATTTTACGAGAGCCAAACTAGAATGTCTAAGAGCTGGTGGACGAGGCGTTGGTCTTGCGTTGAAAGCCCACTTGTGTCTGATGAGTTTGTCAATGAAATGCGTGAGCGATACGGCGAGGAAAGCAACGCATTTCGCATACGTGTTCTCGGCGAATTTCCTATGGCGGACGATGACACGATCATACCATTTCATTTAGCCCACAGCGCAACGCAACGAGATATTGAGATGACGCCTGACATAAAGCCAATATGGGGCTTGGATGTTGCGAGGTTCGGCACTGACAAAACTGCATTGTGCAAGAGGTACGGCAACGTCGTCACAGATATTGATGCGTGGCAGGGATTAGATCTCATGCAGACTGTCGGCAGAGTTATGGCAGAATATGAGGCATTACCCAGCAGTCAACGCCCAACAGAAATACTTGTGGATAGCATTGGCGTTGGCGGCGGTGTGGTTGATAGATTACGTGAGCTGGGCGTGCCAGTGCGTGGCATTAATGTTGGCGAAGCCCCAGCTATGGGCAAGACTTACATGAATTTGCGTAGCGAGTTGTGGTTTAAGACAAAGGGATGGCTTGAAGATAGATCCTGCAAGATCCCAAGGAATGACCAGCTCGTCGCAGAATTAACTGGCATACGATACGCATTTACATCGTCAGGCAAAATGAAGGCCGAGAGTAAGGACGCAATGCGAAAACGTGGCCTTAAATCGCCAGATCTCGCAGATGCATTATGCCTAACAATGGCATCTGATGCAGTCACGGCATTATCTGGCAATAATAATAACTGGAATAAATCCATTAGGCGCAATTTAAAGGGAATTGCATGAAAAAAAAATTTTTAAATTTGTCACCCAAGATGAAAAATTTATTGATGGCTAAATGGATAAAGCAATATGTGAAGCGCGGATTATCTTTGCAGGACGCTCAAAGTGCGGCGCGGTGGAAGGCTGGCGAGTGGAAGCTATCAGAAAGAATGCGTAACATACTGGCGTCAATAGATGAATTGTGATATGGTCGCATAATATACAGCAATGAGGTTTTATCATGAAAACGTGCAAGGGATGCCCTACCAAGTCAAACTGTAAGGCCAAAGGTATGTGCTTGAATGGCGGCTATGGTAAATAGAGGCGTACTGAACTTCCTCAATCAACTTGATGAGGGCAAGCGATCCAGACGTAATAGCTTTGCGGAGCGTGTTGCTAATTTCCTGACGCCTAATGATGAATTTGAATATCGCGGCGGATTACTAAGTAATATGGATGGCACATCCGCAATGGATCGTATTGGCGAGAAAACGAGCTACGGCACGTTAGGCCAAGCCAATTTTGCTGGCAATGATCCCATCACGTCGTTCCCTAATCAGATGCCACAAGGCACAACAGCTAGACGCGCAGATGGTACAGGTGGCGAAATAGTGCGTAGCCTGATACTACCAGTTGATGTTATGCAGACGATTATGTCGTCAAATATTGCGAATAAGCAGGGATTTATAGAGCTGTTAGAATACAAGATGAATAACGAGCCTGAGAGTTACAGGAGAGTTATGTCAAACCCAAATGGTTTATCTGAGTTAATGTATTTGTACGCCGCAACAAATGAAGCGAGAACGCCCAGCGAGGAAATGTCACCTAGATTGCAACAAATGCTAGATGGAATTTTTAATGGGACTGCTTGATCAACAAAGCTACGCAGGCTACGCGAATGAAGGCCAGCGACTTGCAGTAGAGCCAATGAGCTTTACCCCAATGGACGCCGCAAAATTTATAGCTGAGGCCACGCCTATCATTGGCGACGCTATGGCGGCGAAAGAAATATACGACGAATTACAAAGGCCAGAGCCTGATCTTGGATATGTTGCTGTTTTAGGCGGCGCGGCTTTACTAGGTTTGATCCCACTTATTGGTGACGCGGCTTCCCCTGCTATTAAGAAAGTAGGCAAAGGCTTACTTGATATGGCAGATCGTATTGAGGTTGATCCAAGTATGATGGGTATGTCTGGCGGTAATTTTAGATTAAACCCAAAATCCAGTAATGTTCCACGTAATATGCCAGAAAATAATGTGCTGGATAAGGTGGATAATTTATCAAAAGAAAAACTGGAAAGCGCAGTACCATTTGTAAAGACTTCCAATTTTGCCAAACCTAGAGTTGGCGGTGGTAGAGCAAAAGATCCAGCTTTATTTAATAACTTCTCTTCAAAAAAACAAACTGGTGTTTCACCTAGTGATTGGGAAGTAAAAGGCAGAAGAATTACATCTGGAATAGAAACACCAGATTATAAAACTGTTGAAGATTTAAGAAGAGAAGGTTTTACTGATTTATTTGGCTTTACGGCAGATGGGACATACGCCGACACAATAATAGATGAACTTAATGGCATAAAACTTGATAGACCAGTAATGTTTGAAGGTGGTCATCAATATGGAGATGGTGGGCTTGGATTTGCCTCTGACGCGACGGCATTAACGTCTAAACAAAATGCATGGGCTAGGAATAAAGAAGCTGGTGGACGCCCAATAGTTACCCCACTTACAATGGGAGCAAAAGGTGGTGATTTTTCAGCTCATCAAGCAATGTTAGCGGCTCAAGCTATATTATCAAATGCGGATAACATAGACCCTAACTTTGTTCCATTATTAGGCGCGGCTAAAAACAATAATAGACTTTTACCAGAGGGCATGGGTTTACTTAACCCAGAATTATCAAATTATCTTGCTGGCTTAAAAGGGGGACAAAGATCTGCGTTTGTAAGATCTTTAGATACATCTCCAGCTTTACAATCAAATGTGCCGAGTATGGGTGCTGTTAGATGGGCTGGTACTGCCCCTGAGCTAACTGATAAAGCTCTACTTAGTGGCGGTTTCAGAATGTTTGAGCCTGATATAGATCCTGATGGTTTATTAAACTATGGTAATCCTCATTCAACATATAATGCATCAATTGATCGTGTTGGTAATAATATGACGATGGGTGATGTGCGCCCTTGGTACTTACAATTTCCTGATTTTGCTACCCCCAGAATGATAGATAATACACCATCTGGATCAAATATGTTAAATCCAAATGCTATGCCTAAAGAATTAAGGGCGGCTCAAATGAATCCTAACATCTCACAAAAAATGGATGATCAGTACGAAGATATGAATATGATGTATAATGAAATATTAAAATCTCAAGGTAAAGACGCCGCAGATATGTATGCAATGGACGCCGCTTTAAACAGATACCAATTAAAGGGATTATTAGATTAATAGAAAGATATACAACGTGGGCTACTATCTTACTAATAAATATGATATATAGAAATAAAACTAGGGGCTAACCAATGCCAATAACAACATACGCAGAATTAAAAACGACACTCACAGATTTTCTTAATCGTGATGATCTTACTTCTGTGTCTAGCACATTTATAACTTTGGCGGAGACTGATCTAAATCGCAGATTGCGTCACTGGAAAATGGAAGCCAGATCCACTGCCGAGATTGACACGAAATACAGCGCGATCCCAGCAGATATGTTAGAGCCTATCCGCTTTCACATTACGAGTGGCGAGACAAACCCACTAGAATTAATATCGCAGGCAGAACTATTAGATAGACAACAAAGAGCTGGTAACGTATCAGGCAACCCAAGATACTACGCAATGACTGCTGGCGAGTTACAAGTACACCCAGCGCCAGACGGCGTATACAATGCAGAATTATATTATTATCAGAAAATTCCAGCATTATCTGACAGTAATACCACCAATTGGCTTCTGGGCGAATATCCAGATGCTTATTTGTATGGAGCTTTGGTACACTCAGCCCCATATTTAAAAGAAGACGCTCGAATTACGACTTGGGCGGCTTTGTATCAAAGCGCTGTTGACGCAATTAATGCAGTCAGCGATCAAACTAAATACGGCGGCTCTGGTCGTCGAATGAAAATAAGGGCATATTAAAATGAGTTTTTCAAACGATTTCGAAACAAGAGTATTAAACTACGTGTTTACTACATCATCAGTGACACGTCCTACTGCGTGGCACATTGCATTATACACAGCCGCACCAAGTGATACTGGTGGTGGTACTGAAGTATCTGGCGGAGCATACGCTCGTCAGTCAGTTGCATTCACAGTATCTGGCAACACTGCATCAAATACTGCATCTGTTGAATATCCTACAGCTACTGCATCATATGGTACAGTTACACATGTAGGCGTATTTGATGCGGCATCTGGCGGCAACCTAATCGCATACGCGGCTCTAACAACAAGTAAAGCAATTGATACTGGTGACGTATTTAGATTACCAGCAGGCGATCTTGATATTACGTTAGATTAATAAATGGCTGAGTATCGTGGTGGATTTGGACGAAGTACATACGGCTCATATAATTTTGGGTTAGATGGATTTGTCACTGATGGAGCTGGTGCAGTTGTAGCTGTATCGGCTACAGCCTCTTCTGCTATACGTGCTAGATTAAGTGGGTCAATTGTAATCACAGCGTCTGGGACGACTGCATCTGCTGGTCGTGACAGGAATGCAAGCGCAACGTCGTCTAGCTCACTGTCTGGCGCGGCTACATTCGTATTTGATGTTGTAGGCTCATCAACAATCCCACTAACGTCAAGCGCTACAGCCACGTCCAATAGAGTGCAAAGCACTGGATCAACAATAGCCGCATCCGCAACAAACACGTCAGGCGTGGAGCGTGTGCGCGAAGTTGCGTCAAACAATGTTGTGGGCGTATCGAGTACGGCGTCCAGTGGGTCGGATGTTAATCAGTCTGGCGCAACAATAACTACAACCTCATCTGTCACTGCGACGTGTAATAAAGTTATGTCATTTTCTGGGTCAACATCTGCATCCACGACGACAACATGCAACGCAATTGAGAAGTGGGAATTAATACCAAAAGTAACAGAGATATGGACAGCCGCATGATGTTGCAATTTAAGCATTTTTGTGGCAGTATGCACTCAGCGCCTACTGCGTCTTTCTCTTACATTGATGAACGATATTAGGCCGCAAGGCCAAACATAGGAGTTAATTATGGCAGATACTACAACAACGACATATAGCTTAGTGAAGCCAGAGGTCGGCGCATCCGAGGATACTTGGGGTACAAAAATAAATACCAATTTGGATAATGTCGATAATCTGTTAGATGGTACGACGCCTGTAACTGGTATTGATATTAACTCTGGTTCAATCGATGGAACGCCAATTGGTGCAAATTCTGCATCAACTGTTGCGGCTACCACAGTAAGTACAACTGGCAATATTACAGTTGGCGGCACAGTAGATGGACGTGATGTTGCGGCGGATGGCACTAAGTTAGATGGAATAGAAAGTGGCGCAACAGCAGATCAAACAAATGCAGAAATACGTGCGGCAGTTGCGGCGGCTAGTAATAGTAATGTGTTTACAGATGCAGACCATTCTAAGTTAGATGGAATTGAAACTTCAGCCAAAGATGACCAAACAATAACAGCTGGTTCTGGATTATCAGGCGGCGGCACTGGAAATGTAACACTAAGCCACAGCGATACGTCATCCCAAGCATCTGTAAATGGCTCTGGCAGAACATACATTCAAGATATTACTCTTGATACTTATGGACACGTCACTGGTTTAGCAACGGCTACAGAAACAGTCGTAAATACAGACACTAACACAACTTACAGCGCTGGTTCTGGCCTTGATTTATCAGGTACAACTTTCAGTGTTGAAGCTGACTTGCGTGGTGATGTTACTCAAATTGGTCACTCTACTTCTGATTACTATTTAATAGGTACAACTACTCACAAGTGGTACTTAGATGGCAATGAAGACATGCGTCTTGAAAACGATGGTGACTTACACGTTGATGGAAACGTCATTGCTTACTCTACAACTACTTCAGATGAGCGTCTAAAGAAAGACATCGTTAAGATTGACAATGCCTTAGATAAAGTAAGTCAGCTTGGCGGTTACACATTTGAATATAAAAAAGATGGCAGAAAGTCTGCTGGTATTATTGCTCAAGAAGTCGAGAAGGTAATGCCAAGCGCAGTAACAGAAACAACATTGCCAGTTAAGATGGGTCAAGACGACGAAACTTTATACAAAGTAGTGCAGTATGATCAACTTCATGGACTAATGATTGAGGCAATCAAAGAACTAAAAGCTGAAATTGAAGAACTAAAAGCGAGGTAAGTTAGATGGCATTACCATCCAGTGGACAGATAACATTTGCACAAATTCAATCAGAGTTTGGTGGGAGTAATCCTATTGGCCTTAGTGAATATTATCGAGGCGCATTGACTACTAGCAATAATACTAACGTACCTACCAGTGGACAAATATCTTTAAGCAATTTTTATGGGGCAGAAAACGCACTTTATATTTCAGCATCTGGGGGGTCTACTTATACATCTGGGGGCTATAAATACCACAAGTTTACTTCATCTGGCACGTTTACTGTTAGTTCCACTGGAAATTCTGGAGGCTCTAATACGTTAGAATATTTAGTTATTGCTGGTGGCGGTGGCGGTGGTAACAACCACGGCGGCGGCGGCGGTGCTGGGGGCGCAAGAACAGGCTCAGTTTCAGCATCCCAACAAGGTTATTCTGTTTCTATTGGCGGCGGCGGTGCAAATAGCTCCTCTGGTGGTTCTATAACAAGTGGCTCAAACTCATCAGCCCTTGGAATTACATCAACTGGTGGTGGACGTGGTGGTAGTGCTAACCAAGGCTCGGCAGATGATTTTACAGGCGGTTCTGGTGGCGGTAACGCTGGCTGGTTGCCTTCTGGTGGGAATACAGGTGCATCGGGTATTTCTGGTCAAGGTAATAAAGGGGGAGATAATGGGGCTGGTGGGTCAAACAACGCAGGCGGCGGTGGTGGTAAAGGCTCTGCTGGTGTAAATTCTGCTAATGGATACGCAGGGAACGGCGGTAGTGGTATTAGTGGATATTCTACTTGGGCTAGTGCTACATCATCAGGTGTTGGCGGAAGCTACGCAGGCGGTGGCGGCGGCGGCTCTTGGGCTTCTCAAGGGCAAACACCCGGTAATGGTACAGCAGGGGGTGGTGATGCCACTCATTCAACAAACGCAGGTGTAAGTGATAATGGTACAGTAAACACTGGTGGCGGCGGCGGTGGTGGTGGTCATGGTAATGGGCGAGGCGGCGGTGGCGGCTCTGGTATTGTTATTATTCGTTACGCTATTTCTTAAAAGGAAAATAATATGTCACATTTTGCAAAAATAGAAGATGGAGTAGTAACTAATGTATTGGTAGCGGATCAAGCATTTATTGACACGCAAGAGGGTACTTGGGTTCAAACAAGTTACAATACATTTGGCGGCAATCATACTGGCGGCGGCGTTCCTTTACGAAAAAACTATGCTGGGATTGGGTTTACTTACGACAGCTCTAAAGATGCTTTTATTTCACCGAAACCATTTAATTCATGGGTTTTAAATGAAGCTACATGCCAATGGGATGCACCAGTAGATTATCCAGATGATGGTAAAAGTTATGCGTGGGTCGAAGACACCACTAATTGGGTGTTAATTGATTAATGCTAAGCTATATTGTCCATAACGCTAAAAATATGCTATAGTAACAGCAACTTATAAAACGAGGTAAACATGCCACTAATACCACTAGACATTCCTGCTGGCATTTACCGCAACGGCACTGAGTTACAAGCATCTGGGCGATGGCGTGACGCCAACTTAATCCGATGGGTTGATGGCACAATGCGTCCGATGGGTGGTTGGCGAACTCGATCAGACACGGCGGCTGACGCTAAGATTCGTGGATTAATTACTTGGATTGCCAATGACCAAGATCGTTACATTGTTGGTGGCACGTACAACAAACTTTATAGCTGGACATCCCAAGGCGTGCGACACGACATAACGCCAACTGGTATAGCTAATGGACGTGAAGACGCCGAGGCATTTACAGGATATGGTGGAAGTTACTTTGGGCAGTATGCCTATGGCGTGGCTCGTCCAGACACAGCGAGAATACAGCCTGCAACAACTTGGTCATTAGATACGTGGGGTGAATACCTTGTCGCCTGTAATGAGGATGATGGAAAAATCTATGAGTGGCAGATAAATAATTCCACACCAGCCGCAGTATTATCAAATGCACCAACAAATAATGAAAGCATTGTCGTAACTGAAGAAAGATTTTTGTTTGCATTAGGCGCAGGCGGAAATCAACGCAAGGTGCAGTGGTGTGATAGGGAAGATAGCTCCACATGGACGCCAGCCGCAACAAATGAAGCTGGTGATTTAGAGCTTAACACAAGCGGCAGAATTATGGCTGGCATACGTGTGCAGGGTCAAACTCTAATATTAACAAGCATGGACGCCCACGTAGCAAATTATATTGGTGCGCCATATGTCTACGGCATTGAGCGTGTTGGAGCGAGTTGCGGATTAATAGCAAACAAGGCCATAGCATCAGTTGATCAGGGTGCATTCTGGATGGGTAATCACTCATTCTACGCATATGCAGGCGGCGCAGTGCAACAAATCGAAAGCGAAATATCAGACTATGTATTCTCCGATATAAACCGCGCACAAATATCAAAAACTTTTGCAGTGACAAACAGCACATACGGCGAGATATTCTGGTTCT